TGCTATCATATCCGACTCTGATCCGTCATAAAAAGCGTCTATCGAGGACACTTCCGGTAAGCCAACGAAGGCATACGACTTGATCATTGGGTCATCCAAATTGTTTTGAACCATTTCACTTTTTACTAGAGCCTCATACGCACTGTAGAATGTCATAAATTTGTCCGAAGGACGTGACATTACCATTAGCGTGAAGGCTTTTCCTAAATGTTGAGCCAAACTAAGACGGTTCTGCTCATAAATCATAGTGGTTGCTAGACGTTCAACGTCATATAGCGGTAACCATCTACTACCCATCTTCTTAAAAGAAGCACCGAGAAAGGACAGGGTATGCAAATCTGCATCCAACCCTCCGAAGAAAAACTTCAGCTTAAGTCCATATCTTCCAAGATGCTGTCCAAGGAATTCCTCATCACACATGAGAGAAAAATCCTCGTCCAGGGAATAAACATTATCATCACCATAAAGGTGAACTAGTTGATCATGTACAAGTGAAAAAGGAGGTGGTGAGCCAGTCTTTGTGAGGTAAGCCTCATAAAGTCCAGCCGCAAAAATTATTATATGTCCGAAGATATTATCTCTTGTGGTACAACCCGAGCCAGAAGCATTTCCATACTTCTTTCTAAGCACGTTTCCGTTTGTCGTTTTCAACAAAAAGTTGCAAGTATTTTCTACCATCCATAGAAACTCCTCTATCTCTTTTTCCGGTATTTTACCATTTTTGAGAAGGGTATCATATATATCTTTCAAAAGGGGGAGAAACTTATCCCACCCGCTGACGTCATAGCATCCGCGGTATCGTTTAGATAGCAATCTTTGTGCTAATCTATCGAACCCTCCAGCATAAGGATTAAATCCATACGCAGACCAATGTTTATTCATCAAACGCAAGGATATGCGTTTTCCGAACTTCAGTTGAGACCAAAGGAGTTCAAAACAGGGAATTTGAAATAACCTGATTTTATTCTCTTCGATATCACTAATAAGTTTAAACTCGACTTTTCCAGAAACATTCCATATAGGCAATGTTCGGGTCCTATCCACAAATAACGTATCCGTAAGTGCGTGGACCAAGTCTTGTTTTGTCCTAAAACCAAAGTAAGTATGGGGCCAACCCGGACTCTTAGTCCAGTCAATGTACTCACATATCTCTTCCGAAGAAGCGATACAATCTTCCATAATTGGTGCATAATAATGCGCGAAAAAACTAAGACCAAACTCATGCGATTTACATCCAGCATAAGCATAGTCAGGTTTAACGTCCCACGATGAAACAGTTTTATAGTAGTTTGATTCACAAGTGTTCACAACAGCAAACTTATTACCAGCGATTTTCATCAGCTCTTGTAAACCAACCACACCATATAATTTGGAATAGGGAGATTGATGTCGAGAGTAAAGTCGTTTATTCTTTATCACGGAACCAGGCAGGGTTCCAACTGTCTCCATATTCTTATAAGGTTGTACTCCCTCAAACTTTCGTAAGGGTACATACGTGCCATGACTTTGTTTGGGGTGCTCTATTGGCGTAACCCCATCGCTTTTAAAGGGGAACACAAATTGTTCTCACCATGCTTGGAATCTGGTCCCAATGATCCATGATGAAGTGCAACCACAGCTTTAAGCTTCGAGTCATACAAGAAAGAGCCACAACTAAAATTGGCAGTTGTAGCAGAATGAATAACATCATGGGTTTTATCACCATCCCATGAATATGTCGTTCCAATCACTTCGCGTTCCATCGTCTTAGGATTCAAACCGATGTACAAGCAAGCGTGTCCATGCCCTTTCTGAGGTGTTTCCACCGACACGGCCTTGATCTTAGCAAGACCCTTCAAATTATCTGCAGGAATGCGACAGAAACTAATGTTCCCGTCTCCATAAGTAGACCACTTATCACGAGGTGGCAACAAATGTACCTGATTATCATTTCCATTGTAGTACACATAATCCAACACTTGGTGTTCGGTAGCAATAACATACCAAACTCCACCAACGTGAACTTTTTCCATAGTACCCCAAAATTCTTTATCAACTCCGGTGTTTCCAGCACGGGGATTGAAAATTGGTATTAAACAATCATGTAACGATAACGATCCTTTAACCGGTTCATGTAGTGATGCAGACTGCTTCTGATATGGTTTGTGTTTTAACAAATCAGTATTCTTCAGAAACATAGCTTTCTTTTGAGCTTGGGTCATCTTCTCCATCTCTTTTTGAGTTTTAATCACAAATCCTTTCGGCAGATTCTTACACTCATGAGTTCGATGATCCTGTTTATTACAACATCTGCAGGCTACAGGAGCCTTCTTCTTAATATCAGAAACATTGGGCTTAATAGCTTCCCTAACAGGTCTTTCGACAGTGTTAGTCTTCAATGCATCTTTAAAAGATTTCTTTTCAGCAGGCTTAGGTTTATCAGCCTGTTTTGGTTTTTCAGCTTCCAAGGTTTTTGCTCCAGTAGTTCTCTTTCTACGTGGACCTCGTTTTCTTACTCGCCTCTTCTTCTCTTCAAGGGGTTTCGATTCAGATGTGGGTTTTCCAACAAAATGATTAACGGCATCAACAAAAAGTTGATCAGGAACGGGAGATTTCTCTTCTCCAGCAATACCCTTACCCTTATCATCCTCCGAGCTTGTGCTCGATCCATCTATACTCAGATCCAAATATTCCCAAGGGTCCCTTTCGGTCCAAACACTTGGTCTTGGAATCTCCTTTGGGAGAAAAATTTTAGCTTTAGGGACTTCATCACTGGCCTTATTCAGGAGCAGTGCAGGTTTAGCAGGATTTTCAATGGCTTGATCAATAGTGACTTTTGACACATTCTCAGTTCTTTGGTACATATCGTACATCTTGAACAAATTCCAAGACAACTTTCGATATTGTTTATCAAGCTCATTGTAAATTTCAACTTGTTTCGCATCGGCATTGTTTCCATAGGTTTCAAAATCATCAAGACGCATAGCCAAATAATCTCGTTCTAACACCCACTGGTCAACTTGCTCACGATCAAAATCAGTTTTCAATTCACGAATCTCAGCCTTCAATTCCTTCCAGTCCTTTTCAGCACGTTCTTTCTGTTCTGCCCGACGGTTTTCTTTACCACGGTCAGCAGAATTCATATTTTTCCATTTTGATTTTCCTTCTTGAATAGGAGCAAACAAATTAATCCGAGCCTGTGCAAGGCGTCCAGCAATTTCAGCGGACTGAGGGATCATCATTATTCTCATTTCTTCAATAGAATAGAGCCTTTCGGCCTCTTTAATCATCAATACTGGCTTCTGGGTAGCTTTAATCAC